TTCTGATGTAAACCAACGGGGAAAGCGTAAGTGAGTACCCACTAACTTTTAATTGATAGGAGTTGATATGAGTTTAGATGACACACATTTTGGCGGCGGTGTAAAGAAGTTCTTTGACTTGCCAATCTTCAATCGGGTTAGATGTATTGACCCAATAACCAGCTATGAAGCCGCTGATGCCGCTAAAGACTTGGCATCCAAGCATTACAGCATCATTGTGGACTGTTTAAAGGCTCATGGTGCGCTTGGTAAGGATGGGATAGCCAAACATACCAACTTAGACAGAAATCAAGTCTCACGCCGTTTAAACGAGTTGGAGAAGATGAATCTGATTCAGTTGACAGGCAGAACTGTAAAGTCTTCATCGGGGCGCAATGAACGTGAATGGAGGGTAGTCTAATGTGGGATGTGCTCGTAACTTTTATGCTGATGCTGTTTGGTGCATTTGTTGTGATTGTCTTTGGTGCAATCCTTATTGGTACGCTTTATTTCCTACAAAACGAGGCTGACAATGACTGAAGAAGATGAAGCATTCAACGACATTGAACGACAAGCCAAACAACGCAAAGAGGCTGTCAAGGCAAACTTTCTGAGACCCAAGTCGGCACAGGAGTTCTATGACGAACTACGAAATGGCGTTATTGATGAAGTTGTTAGAGAAGTTAGGAGACTAACTTCATTTGGCAAAGACACCATTGACAGTTTGGCTGTTTATATTGAAGGGATGAAGAAATGAACCCAAGAGTAGCAGATGCGGCATCTAAGGTTGGATTTGATGCGGCTAAATACACATGGTTTGACTTTTATGATGTAACAGACAACATTGAAGAAGAATTATCAAAGGTTGCCACAGAAAGTGGTTGGAACGATAAATCACTTGCGCTTGATGAATTTTATACGCCTTCAGAAAATATGGCTGTTTTGCATCCGAGCATTAATAATGCAATATTTACCTATGACAAATCAATAACTATTGGTAGATATACAGGTGCGGCAGTCATGATGTGGTCTTGTGATGCAGATGAAATTCCATTAGCCGTATTAACTGCAAATCCAGTTTTTGTGGTTGAAAATACGCCTTTCATAAAAACAAATATTTTTATGAAAAAGCATTTTTTAAAATCTTTTTTAGATAAGGGCGACACACAAGAATATGCCATGCAACAAATTACAAAACTTTGTATCAGTGCAGTTAACTTTGCTTGTTTAATAAATTTACGGGCGCATAAAACAGAGAAAATACTTTTAGCCCACAACGCCAAAGGGCTTGATTTCATTAATCGCAAGCGTAGAGCCAAACATCAGCCATTACTGTATTCATGGAACACCATTGAACTCAAGCCAAGCGCACAAGTAAAGCAGGAACATAAAGGCGGTACTCATGCAAGTCCAGCAAGACACAAACGCAGGGCGCATCTTAGAAAGAAACGAGATGGTAGTTTTACTTGGATACCTGAGATGTGGGTAGGTAGCATAGAAAACGGATTGATCGTGCATGACTATGTAGCAGATAAAGAATTAAATAAAGAGGTAGTTCAATGAACAAAGAAACACTTAAAGATAAAGCAAATATTTTGAATTTAACTGAAAAAGAAAAATTTGATGTAGAACACGCATTAGACATCATGGATAAGGTGTCTAAAGCAGAACTTGAATTTGCTGGTCTTGTTCTTCAACAATTAAAAGTAAAAACTATCCATGCAACTATGGGACATGAATGGAATATGAAATATCCTAGTCTTGAAGAAGTTAAAAAATTTCATGCACTTGATGAAATATTTGAGATTTCAAAACATTAAAGAATAGGAACATGAAGACATGAAAGAGAAGACAGAACTAGGCAGATCAGTAAATATTCGCTTTACGCAATCCGAATACGCTGAGTATGTAAGGCTTGGCGGTGTTAAGTGGTGGAGGATGTTTTTGCAGATGAGTGCAGGGATACAGAAAGAGATTAAGGAGGGGAAGAAATGACACAAGAAGCATTGAAGCTGGCGCTTGAGGCGTTGGAAAAAAACACCAAGCATCTACCCGCTGATTTTGATTATCACTTTGAAGCCATCACCGCCATTAAAGAAGCCTTGGCACAGACGCAAGAGCCTTGGTGCATGAAGATGAATGGTTGCAAAACAAAGTGCGAAGACTGCCCCGATGAGCCACCACAGCGCACATGGGTAGGGCTGACGGATGAGGAAGTCCGAAAAATCTGCGTCAATGAATGGGGAGGTTACGAACAGTGTCGATCCATTGAAGCCAAACTCAAGGAGAAGAACACATGAAATTTATTTTGATACCGCTTGTCTGGGTAATGGTTCCACTTGCTTTTATTGTTGTTGCTTTTGATATTGCCAAGGTATTTGTGGAAACTAGAGTTGAAACCAAACTCAAGGAGAAGAACACATGACACAAGCACAAAAAGTATTTGAGGCAATGATGGTTGCCAAAGGTTATACAGACTTAACGCAAGTCAAAGGCAGATACATAGTTCCAGCAATTCAGACCCGTTGGAACTACTTTATCTTGGGATGGGAACTTAGGGGAACAATTTGAGTTTCAGAGAAACAACAATCAAGTATGTCAAAGATATCATCAGGGCAAAGACCATCCATGAAATCATTGCACATGAACTTCACGATGCCCACTTGCGTAAACTAGAGGCTGAGACTGCTCAGGAGTACGCTAGAGCCGCTATCCAATACAACGAGGCTAGGATTTCTAGACTCCAAAAACGATTGTTAGAACACACTGTAGAGGGTGATTACGCATGACAAATATAAAGAACGCATTTGACTGGCGTGGAGAGCCTAGTATTTGGACAACAGATAAGAAACTTAAACAAGTTGCCGCTGGTCAATTATTAGGGAAAAACGCAAGAGAGCGTATTGCATTGACCGAAAAGAAAGAGTTTACAGTTTACGCAAGGGCTAAGTTGAAACGTGATTCGTAAAATAAGAACCTTTTACGGAAGACAAAAAGGTCAACATGGTAATAAGAAAACCACTGTAGACATGAGCGTAGCATGGCTATGTGAAAAGTGTGGGGAGGTGATCTTGTACGAACACCTAACCCCAAAACACTTCTGTAAAAGGCTAATTAAGCCTGTAATCCTTGCAGATACTGAGTCTTCCCTGCAACCTTAACGGCAGTCAATTCCTGCTTTTTGAGGTTGTTAGGGTCATAGGAAACATGAACCCAACCAGAGTCGGGAATACCTTGTGTGTAGAACTCTAAGATTAACTGGGTGTAGTCCAAGTTATCCATAATCCATTTGGCAAGGTCAGCATTGGCGATGCCAGCAATCTCAATGTCAGCGGCTTGACCCTTGCAATGGTCTGAAGTCTTAGACCCGCCAACAGCGGCATTTGACTCAGGACTGCGATAACCTGAATTCACAGTAACAGACTTACCAAAGTGGTCACGAACAGGCTGAAGCACCTTTTCGCACAGAGTCTTCAAGTTCTCCAATGCCGCATCATCAGGCATATTGTCCAACCCCAACCTAGTGGCTGTATCGGACTTGGTTAGTTCTTTGAGGGTAAAGTTGGCAGACAAGTTCATTTCATTCCTTTCAGGGTTTCGTAGGTTTGGATACATTGGTTGAGTTTGCGGATTGCGGCATCTCCTTCTGCGGCGATGGCGATAAGAGATTCACTAACCTGTCCACTAAGTTCGGCTCGTGTCTCTCCGCTGTTATCTCCATCGGTAACGGGGGCATCTGCGGTGGTTGATACGGGGCAGTTGGTGGCTTGGACAGGAATGAACAGCTTGCGCTTGCCAGAGGCAATATCAGCACGCAACTTATCTTCTTTAACTTTCGCAACATTGTTTGCCTTTCTTAGTGTTTGTCCATACGTCTGAGCCACTTGCGCCATTGCTTGCTCAGTCTCCCTTGCCTTGGCATTCAAGGCGGCTATCTCTACCTGCTGGCGGGTATTCTCATCATGCTTACCCTTGTAGTACCCACTGCCAGCGGCAGACAGCACCGCCATGATGATGCCAAGTATCACCCAATGATTAAACAGGCTCATGGTGCTGGCGGCTCATCGTTGTCTGTGGCTTCAGCCTTGGCAGTTGCATTGGCTATTGCCTTAACACCAGACCTACCAGCAACACCACCTAACACTCCAGTGATAAACACCATGATGGTGCTGATTTGTTGTGTGTACACCTTATCAATAGCCGCCATACTTCCATTCATTGGCTGTTGTACAAACGAAACTGAGTACAAGAACATACCCATAGAAGCAAGCAGGATGGTCACCAAGACCACAATGACAAATGCCCAAACTCTGACTTCAATCTCATCAGCATTCAGGCGATTATTAGGTTTATATCCAATGGTAGCCATTACTTTTTCTCCTGTTCAGGTTTAACTAACATTTCGGGACAAGTACCAGAAGATGTGCAAAGTGGTGGTTTGCACTCTGGCTCACTCCAGTTTTTCGGGTCTTGACAATGGTAACGAAATCGGTCTTCGCACCCTGTCAAACACAATATGGTTGCTAACAGAATTAGGCTCTTTGTCACGATTCTTCTTCCTTTCAGAGTTCTCAACTTGTCTTCTCAGCTTCTCAACCTTTTCAAGTTGTTGCTTAACCTCATGCTTTGCCTCAAGAGTCTCCAGCAGAATCATAGCCATGATAGGTAACAGGAATACTACAAGCACACAAGCGGCAATCCATCCCATCACACTCTCCCAATCCTGCTTACCAACCCGATTAGCATCCATAGATACAGGAGGCAGAGGAAAGCTACCAACAGATACGCTTGTTTTTCTGCTAGAAGACGCTCCCTTTCCTTTCGTTGCCATGCTTCTGCATCCCGTTTCTTCCTTGCTTTCTCTTGCTCTCCAGCAATGATGTCTCTCATGCTGAACACTTCAGAATACAAAGCACCCATCTCAGGGGGCGATTGGTAGACCATGCACTCCCTGATCTGAACTACCAACCTCTCCATCTCTTGTTGCGCCAAAACCCTGTTTAACGCTTCTTCCATCAAGTTCACATCATCAGCAAAAACTACAGTCCTAGCCTTCTCCTCTGAATCCCTGATATGAGCTTCTAACTGTTCCTGTAGCTTGAAGAACTCAGTCAGGTTCTTAACGATGTCAGCTTTGACTTGAGTTTCGTCAACAGCGACATACTCAGACTTCTTAGCTTTTGATACAGACTTTGCAACTTCAGGCTTGGGACTACCGCCAAATAGTTTACGCAGTGAACCCCAAAATCCTTTGACTTCCTTACCAATGGCGACAACTTCATTGGCAGTGTTTCTGATCTCGACAAAAGACTCTTTAGCTTGCTTGTAAAGGTCACAGCCAGCTTGGATGTTTTTGACCAAGCCAGCCGCAAGAAGACAAATAGAGATTGGATCAATTTTGTGTTCTCAATCTGTTGGAAGGTCTGTTGGAAATCTTAATTCTGGAGGCATATTCATGGTTGTACTCAGCAATCCACGACCATAATATGATGGCTGTGGAGGCGGTGTAGTGCCAGTCAACAAACCACTTACAGCTTTTTCAGCCGCTTGTCGCCTCATTAATGCTTGAAGTTTATCAGCGGCAAATCCACCAGCGGCAATAGGAATCGTATACTTTAAAGATTCTTGACTTCCAATCCCACCAGCAACTGTTCCAGCAGTAACTAATTGACTGCGTTGAGGATTGAACTTAGCCATTATTGTCAATAATTTGTCTAATGAACCTCCACCCGCAACCGCTTTTATTGCATTTTGTTCGTCTTTAGAAAACAAATTCATTTTGTTTTTATTAGAAGCAAGATTAATAAAACCTTGTCGTATTAATTCACTTTCAGATGCAGTTGGATTCAATGCTTTTGTTTCTGCAACATCTAGAATATCTTCTAAAGTTGACGCTCTACTCGCATTTCTAAAGTCTTTGCGAGCAGTCATGATGGTTTTAACAGCAACATCAATGCCGCCTTGTCCAGCAACAACATCTTTGGGAGACAGTGTTGAAACATGGTCATCAATACTAGAAACCATTTTTCCTGCCAAACGCCTAATATCTTTATCGGGGCTAGTCATAAGATTATTGGCTAATCGCCTCATCTTTTCAACATTGTCAAATGTTATGTTTCCTCGCTGTAATATGCTTTCATATTTATTTAAAATATTTGCAATGGGCGGTGAATTTTCAGGAAGATAATCAGCATCATCCAAGCGTGTTTTAATTTTATCTAGTAATGTATTAGCATTTTGTTGAGATAGCTCAATTCCTTGATCACTAACTTCTGTATATGCTCTAGATGCACGTTGTTTAACATCTGCCATAGTAACAGTAGGTTGTTTACCTGAGACTATGCGACCAGATACATCTCCTGTTGTTTTACCAACTACTGCTCCAACGCCTAAAGCGGCTATTGTTGCGGCTAAATCACTACCAGTTACTTCTTTAACAGTTTCTGCAACAGGTTGTGCAACCATTGGTGCAACAGTAGCCGCTGGTAATTGACGAACCAAGTCAGCACCAAAAATAGATTTTGGAGCACTTGCCGCCATACTGCCCGCTGAACTCAAGGATTGCATACCAACTTGAGCCGCCCGTTCTGCGCCAGTTTCAGGTTCTGGGAAACCAATTTGCGTAAGACCCTTTTGTTGTTCTCTAGATGCGTATCCCATTCTTTTTTCAGAGCCAGCTAAATTTGCACCTACGTTATATGCGCCACTAATAAAATCTACAGCCGCATTTACTGGAGATGACAAACCAGTAACTATAGCTCGACCAGCCAAACCAGCCTGACGACCTAATGAATCAAGAATTCCTCGCTCTTGTTGAACAGGTTGTGTTTGAGCTTCAGGCTGTACCTGAGGCACAGGCTCTGCTTCACCCAAACTTGCTTTAATCTTTGCTAAAGCGGCTTCATTGGTTAAACCATCAGGCAACTCATACGAAGTACCCTTGTATTCATAAACAGTACCCATGATGCTTTCCTTTAATCTAACTTGATTGGATTTTGTGGTGTGCCAGAAGTAGTGCCATAATATGGCTCAACTTTTTGCGATATTCTTCTGCTATCAATTCGATTCTTGGTCTTTTCTTCAGCTTTTTTGGTTGATTTGTAAAATTCACTCACAGCCTGTAAAGATGCTTTTGTATCATTTCCGCCAAATGCCGCAATAAGTTCATTGGCAAATCGCAATACGTCTTTGTCTGTTTGTACGCCTTTAGCCGCATCTGTTTTTAAGTTGGTTGCCGCTTGCACAGCACGTTGTAATTCGGCATAAGCAAGACTTTCAGTTGTTGAATTACCCGCCGCATTTTGGGCTAAATATTTAACATTGTTTAGTGGTCCTAATTCCAATGGTGCTTTTTTGGTTTTAGGGTCTATTGTCAATAATTTAATTGCTGGCTCTAAAGACTCTGCTCTAGCAGATAAAGAATCAACTAACTCAAGGTCTTTGCTTTCATCTCTTTGCAATGATGGTGGAAGTGGTTTTGACTTGGCGGCTTCTGCAGAATCTGCAATTTTTTGACGTCTAAGTTCAAAACTTAATTTGCCAATATCTCGTCTTGCATCAGCGGCAATTTGAGCCGCTTGTGTCCTTGCATCAGCGGCAATCTGAGCACGTTCAGCATCACTTTTTGCATTCTGCAAATCTCTTTCTTTTTTGTATTCAATATCTTTAAGTTTTTCTTCTGCTCTAGCTTCTATACGAAGACGATTTTCTTCTGCTCTAGCTTCAATAAGTTTAGTATTTTCGTCTGCTCTAGCTTCACGTTGAGCCGATTTGTCAATAGATGCTTGTAATGTAGCTAATACCTTATCGGCTGAACCATACTTAGTAACAACACCTAAAATCTCTGCTTCTGTTGCATTAGCTGGCAAATTAGCTAATTCTGCTCGCAATGATGCTTCTTGTTGAATGCTCAATTCAGCTTTTTGTGCTTCAAGATTCGTTTTCTTCATAGTAGCCGCACTAGTTTGTAGTTGTCTATAAGCATCTCCTATAGCCATAGCAAACTGTGGGTCACCTGCCCTTCTAGCTTGTTCAGCAACCATCATGTAAGAGTTAGGATTGGTTTCGTCTAACT